CTGCCGCGTCCAGATCCAGAAGGATTCTGGCACGCTGTGCCAGGCGCTGATCGAGTGTCGTCTTGCGCAGCCACGCCTGAAGTTCTGTCCGATCCGTGGCCGGCAAGGTGAAGGGGGCGGCAGGCTTGCTCATGGCGGATATCCTGTGGGAATGGATAACCATCATTTTATTCCAAATCCCCATTTAAATGAACAAATTAATCAGACAATGCACTAGACAACGAAAATTGTGCTCTGCGATTGAGTACGCCATAGTGGGTGTACAGACATACCGCCCCAGGGCAATCTGGCACTGGACGAGACACCAGGAGAGTCAGATGCCCCCTACCGAAGATCCCACGACTCGGGCCAGTCGTGAAGCGAGTACCCCAAGCCCCATGTTTTATCGCATGAGGGACGTCTTGCGGATGACGGCACTCAGCCGGTCCACGTTGTACCGGCGCATCGCCAAGGGGAGTTTTCCGGCGCCGGTTTCCCTGGGCGGTGCGGCCAAGGGTTGGCGGCGCGTGGATTTGGAGCAGTGGGAACAGGACCCCGGTGGCTTCAAGCTGATGGAGTCCTGCTCCACTCACACTACTGCGCTGGGTGCGAGGGTGCGTCGGGTACGGTACTGATGCGATTGCGAATTGGCGTGCGCCCCTCAGGATCATGTTCGTTGCTGTTGGGGACAAGCCTTGGCTGTCCGCTGCTTCTGGTCGGTGTTTTCCGCTCGGCCAGCGAATCCAGATAGTCGGCCCACGCCTGCACCATCTCGTGGCGCTGTTCGACGAAGCGGGTCCTGTCGTAGGCTTCACCCAGTTCTTCATCGGAGACGTGCGCCAGGTGCTTCTCGATCATCTCCCGGTCCCACCCCAGCCGTTCTCGGATGAGCGTTCGCGCCATGGCCCTGAAACCGTGCCCGGTGATGTCGGTTTGGGTGTCGTAGCCCAGGGCGCGCAAGGCGCTGTTCATGGTGTTGTTCGAGATATAGCGTGAGTAACCGTTCTTGCCACGCCGGCGTGACACGCTTTTGAACACGGGGCCGCTCGGGCCGGTGACTATGTGGAGTTGGCGGAGGATGGCGACGACCTGGGAGGGTAGGGGGACGATGTGCGACCCTGTTTGCCCGCTGCTTTTGTGGGCTTCCCGCATCTTCATGATGCGGGGAGGGCAAATCCAGATGGCGGCATCCAGATCGAGCTGCTCCCACTCCATCATGCGGATCTGGCCTGGTCGCTGGAATACATAGGGCATGATTCGCAGGGCGCAGCAGACGATGTAGTGCCCCGAGTATCCCCGGATGTCGCGCATCAGTTGTCCGACCTTTGCGGGCTCCAGGATCGTGGCGTAATGCTTCACGATCGGGCTGCGCAGCTTGAAGTCGGCTACGCCCTTTGCCATGTAGTTCTCGGCGGGTTCCAGTAGTCCCAGGGTGACCGCCCGGGCGAAGATGCGTTGCAGGCTTTCCCGCAATCGGATGGCGGTCTCCCGTGTGCCGGCCAGCGAGACGGCCTCCAGGCATTGCAGGACGTCCAGGCGGTTCAGCGAACCAATGGGGTGGCGGCCAAGCCTGGGGAAGGCGTGCAGCTCCAGTTGACGCAGAATTTTCTGGCTATAGTCCTCGCTCCACTCATGAATCTGTTTGGCGTGGGCGTGCCACTCCCGGGTGACGTTCTCGAAGGTCGCCAGCGCTTGCCGACGTGCTTCTTGACGGGCTTCCCGCTTCATTTGGCGGGGGTCTTTACCTAACGTCAGGTTGAGGCGTTGTTGCTCGGCCGCGCTGCGTGCGGCGGCCAGTGACATGACCGGATAAGCGCCCAGGGTCAGCTTGGCGCGGCGCCCCGCTACGTCGTAGTAGGCGAATAGCCAGCTTTTTGAGCCTCGCGGCTGCACGCGGAGATACAATTTATCCCCGTCGGGCAGCAAGTATTCCTTGTCGGTCGGCTTGGCCGCTTCCACGGTTTTGACGGTCAGCTTCATCGCGCGCTCCCAATAGTCCCTCGAATTTCAGCGAAAATCTTAGGGGACTGTTTGAGGGGACTAAAAGCCCGGGATTCGGTGGAATCCGGTGAGATGGCTTGGGATGAAATTTTGACGCAAGTCCATGTTTTCTCGAAGAAAATGGGACTTGGTGGGACGGCGTGAGAAGGGCGAATGGTGGTGCAGTCGGGAACCCAAGTACAACTCGTTCTCCATGCGAAATAGGCATAGTTCGAATGGAATGGTAATACAGAGATCATGCCCTTGTAATGCGTTTACACCCGCGCGCGGGCACGAACTCGGGCACGAGCTTCGAGTTGCGAACGGATTTGGGCATACAGGTTGACCTGCTCGTTCTCTCGATCGGCGATGACCATTACCAGAGCATACGGTTCTTCGCCATCTGCTACATTGCCCCAGACTGCATCTTGTCGAGTAACTACAGCGAAGAGCTTTCCTGACTGTCGCGGAGGTAATTTAAATACCCACCTGGAAACTTGAAGTGTGCCAGCCTTACGATCATCGTTCGTGATGGAACGGTTAGTGGTGATTTCTGGGAGCCCTTCCACGCGATTTCTCGTGAAGGCAGCTTCTACTTCATCCAGTGTGTCAGCCTTGGTCAAGTTGAACCATAGCTTGGTCATTCGGTAGTCGAGTCGCGTGGTGCGGACGTCGGGACTGTAGGCAAGTGCGACTGTGACTTCACGCTGCCGCCTTCCCGATGACCAAAAGCCATCAGGTATCGGCAATTCGTAGATATGGCACTTGTCGTTGACGATACGATCTTCCGCCAATAACGTAACGGTTTGATCGACAGATCGATATAGCACCTCGTCGTCGACGCGCCCATAACCTATCAGTTTCAATAGGCGCTCTTTACCGGCAGCATCATTGGCAGAATTGAGTAGTTCCACGCTGGCTGACGGCCAACGCGCATGCGCACCAAGTAAGGCGCGCAACAGATTTGCAGGCATGTCGGATACATTAGGTACAACGCTTAGCAAGCGTGCTGCACGATGGGCGATTTGCGGTGCTGAATAACTGGTCCCGATATCTTCAGCGAAAGGGCGCCCATTGGCGAAATCACCGCAGGTGGAAATAATCCCTAAGCCAGCATGGAGTGTTCTGTTTCCAATCCGACTGACGGAAAGGTTGCCAGCATGTTCAACCAGGTCAGGCTTGATCGCCTTGCCAATCGATAATCCGCTACGTCCTAAAGGAAACGGCTGATCAGCTGACGCGATGGGTAAATCTTCAATGTTATCAAGGTACCTCTGGGCGTCTCGTGTAGCGGTGTAGCGAGTAAGGCCTCCAATTGTCAGAACGTTTAGTGCAGGCGCTGGATCAAGCAAGTGCGCACTGTCTTCAAGCAAATAGTCTGGATAGTTGGCGCGGGGATTGGCAGGTAAGTCGCTAATTTTCAGATTGCCTGTCGGAACAATGAAAAGCACTCCGAGTTCGCGCGTAAGCCTGTCTAGCGTGTATGCCAAGCTTCGTAAATGCCTGCCGTCGTAAACCTTATTTTCATCGCCATAGCTGAGGTTGAACACCTTGCAACCATATTGCTCGCTCAAGGAACGAACTGCTTCCTCGACAGCCTTTTCTACAAATGTCGTCTGATTGTTGTTGCCATCCTCGAATACCTTGCCGGAGAATAGACGTAATTGAGGGATGAACTGTCCTTGGCGTAAGCACTCTTGTACATCACCATACATGGCTAGGCCAGAAACAAGTGTTCCGTGCCAAGGCTGGCTATCATTCGCTGTGCGGGTAGGAGCAAGGTAGCCTTGTGCATCACCTACGGTATTGGCCAGCACAGGATGACCCGTGGTCAGACCCGTATCAAGTACCGCCACTGCCGGTGCACCATCAGACGGCTCAGGAGGTTGTGGTATTTGGTTGATATCGGTGGTCAACAGTGCAACCGAAACCCCCGTGCGTGGTGGCAAGTCAACCATCCGCACGTCACGATGTTTGAGTAAAAAATTCTCCGCTTGCGCCCTTGTGCAACGTACGCGCAACATAATCAGCGATGGCTGGTATAACTCATCCAGCTTTTCGATACCTTGCTTAGTTAGGAAGGTGCGAAAGGCTTCAAGCAGCGCACTGCGTTGATCCTGCCTAGTTAATGGCCACAGTTCTACATCCAGAGCGAAGGGCTCGCTTTCCTCAAATCCTTGTTGCTTGAGTGCAGTCCCTTTTCTATCCTCTGCCGTCCAGTGATCGAAGCTGTCCAAGGCATAGAGCAATTCTTTTCTGGTGGCGACCCCATTAGCGGCAAGGCTGGTCAGGCGACTTTCGAACGTTTCCAGACCGGTTGCATCGGCGAAGGCCAGGACGATGGACTTATCTTCATGACTAACGAGTTCAACGCCTGGAATTAGACTGAGTTCAGGCAGCGGGGCATTATCTCGTAGCTGTACTTTGAATAGAATGCGGCTGTCATAACCAGCTAATTCATCGGTGGCGGGTTGCCTTGCGATTTCAAATGAGCGACGCAACCCGGCACCAAATTCCCTGGGGTTTGGTGGAGGCGGTAGCCCCGCTCCACCTGGTCTGCGATACCGTTCTGTCAGTGGCGTTTCTCGACTGAACCACAAGTGCTCATACGGCATCGGTTATTTCCCAGTTCTGAGTTGCCGCGTCGTTGATCGTTTCGGTTGGTATTCGCGGTTCCGCGCTTCTTCCAGGTGATTGCGCTGCAAGAATTCGCGGTTTGACAAGACCATCCGTTTTATGGCGCGGCGTAGGATGCGTTCAATATCGGCATGAGACATCCCCTTGAACAGATTGGCGATGTCGCTTGCGTCTGTATCAAATTCTCTGCGAACCCCAGCTAGTTTGAGAGCCAGTAGGCGCTTGATTTGCTCCAGGTTTGGTGGCTCAAGGCGAATCGTTTCATCGAATCGACGCCACACAGCTTGGTCTAGAAGAGACTCGTAGTTAGTAGTGGCGATCAGCAGGCTTTCGCCGCGATAGCTGTCGAACATTTGCAAAACCGCATTAACTGATCGTTTTAGTTCCCCGTGATCGGCTGAGTCGCCGCGATCTTTGACCAGAGCATCAAATTCGTCGAACAGGGCGACCACGGGATTCCGCGAAACGTAGTCGAAGATTTTACGTAGATTGGTTGCTGTTTCTCCAAGGAACGACGATATCACCGAATCAAGCCTGACAATGACTAGGGGGAGAGACAGACTGTTGGCGATGACTTCTGCCGCCAGCGTCTTGCCGCACCCCGGGGGGCCACAGAAGAGGAGCTTTTGGGCAGGCTGTAGTCCGTAGGATCGCAGTACATCAGCGCGGCGATGTTCGGTGAGGATTTCATCAAGAACGGACTGCGCTTCGTCCGACAGGACAATATCTTTTTCTTCCCGCACTACCGCACGTTCTTCAAGCAGCGTCAAACCGCTGTCCTTGTTGGTAGGCAGATCGGCGAGGATGCCGTTTAGTCGGCGAGTACTGCCGAGGGCGGTTGCACGGTCGCCGTACAGCAGGCGTTCAAGGTCGTTCGCTAGCAGGTGATGATTCTTCTCGCGCTCTTCCTTAATGACAGCCTCGGACGCCGCACGGAACTCCGCCTCATTTCCCAAAGTCCCTGATTTGATGAGCTGTCTCAGTAGTTGTCCGCTGGCCATGTCCGCATCTCCGTTTTCAATTCTCTGCGTGCAATAGCTACGCTATCAGCCTCCAACACGAGGACAGATACTGCTGAGTTTCGACAAGCGTTACTCGTTTCGCGGGCTACTTGACAGTATAGCTGGAAGACCACGTTTCATGCTTCTTTCGTAGGGCAGAGCCTCCGGTCGTGAGGAAGGAGGCAGTTCGTGACGCCATCTTCCTACATATCATGAGGTTCATGCCTTGCTACTCTGCTCGGGCTGGCAGTCTGCATAAGTGAAGCGGCCCTTTGTGCCGATGTGCTCGTCTCCCCAATGGGCGATGTGGTGTGCCCAGTCTCTGCATGATGCCCAATCACATCATCCAGCCGCGCGGGTTCCCCTTTCACCACATCCCAGCACCATGTGCCAAAGCCACCGCGTTCGTTGACCGCCCGCACCCAGGCATCCAGGGCCAGGCGCTTCTTGCGGTTCTGCTCGGAATCCTCGCCCTTGATTTCCAGCACCAGCATCTTGCCGTTGGCAAGCCGCACCAGGTAGTCGGGGACATACTTACGTTTGCTGCCATGCCATAGGTAGTAGATCTGGAACCCCAGGTGGTCGTTTTTGGCGTAGGCGGCGACGTCGTCCCGGGCTTCCAGGCGCTTGGCGGCGTAGTCTTCCCAGGTGCTGTCGGCGACGGCGTGGCTGATTTGTGACTTCACCGTGTCGATGCAAGGCTTGGTGGTGTACCAGGTGCGCATCAGGCGGGTGGAGCCAATCGGGAATTCCGGGTCGAACACGGGTTCCAGCCGTTCGCTATTTTGTTGTTCGATCAGGGCCACGACGTGCTGCACGATGGTGTCCATGGACAGTGCAATCAGGATGCGCTTGCGCAGGGGCTCCTGGTGGAACAGGCTGGGGATTTCCAGGTGGTCCGAATTGAAGAAGCGCTCGACCAGGCGCACCAACTGCTGCACCAGCAATTCCCTGCTGCCAGAGAACTGCGCACCCAGGCTTTCCATGGCCTTGCGGGCCGCCATGAATAGCAGCCGCTGCTGGCGAAAGCCCTCGGGAATCTTCTCCAGATCAATGGGGACGATCTTGGACATGTCGGCGGCACCGCCCAGCGCCGGGGCCAGATCAGCCGTGATGGGGATGCGTGCCGGGTCGATGGCTAGCCGCAAGGCGGGATGGTTGTTCCAGTCCAGTGTCAGTTCCTGGCGGATCACGGTATCGACGCGCAGAACGTTGGGCCAGCTGATTTCCAGCTCGGCTCGCTCGGCCAGTGCTTCGATCTGAATACTGGGTTTGGGCGGAGGTGGCGGGTCGCCCCCGTCGTCCACATCCTGGAAAATCGACAGCGGGACTCCAAATACGTTGACGAACTCGGGCCGGAATAGATCGCGCACCTGGCCATCTGGGCATTGCACGGCTTCCGTATCGTAGGAGACGCGCCGCAGCCCCCGGCCGATTACCTGCTCACACAAGAGCTGGCTGGTAAAGGCGCGCAGCCCCATGATGTGGGTGACGTTCTTTGCGTCCCAGCCTTCGGACAGCATCGCGACCGAGATCACGTTTTGCAGGTCCTGGCCTGCCGTGCCGCGTTTGCCGACGTTGTCGATAATGGCGCGCAGCAGTTCTTCTTTCTTTAGCGGTCGCAGGCGTGCCTTGGTGGTCTCGGGGATGTCAGCCGCCTCCAGAATGTTGCGTAGAACTTCCTCGTAGGGCTTGTCTGCCGTGGCGGATTCCCCGCTTTCAGCTTTGTCCAGCACCTTGGAGTCCACGCGCAGGGTGCGGTTTGGGGCCTGTAGTTCGGGCCAATGGGCATCGCCCTGGCGAAAGTAGTGTTCCAGCCGTGCGGCTGTTTCGGTGCGGTTGCACACCGTCAGCATGACCGGGGGCGAGACGTGGCCTGCTGCCAACCAGGCAGCGCGGGTTTCGCGCCAGTCCGCCCCCAGCAGGGTGTAGGCTTGTTGCACCAGTTGCGGCAGCGCCTCGTGGGGCTCGGCCCCGCGCCGGTTCAGGTCATCCTGCACCTCGGGTTCGCGATAGAGGTGGTATAGCTTGCTGCGGTAGGTCTTGGCGTTGGGCAAGGCATTGTCGCGGATGACCACGCGTGGGGTTTTGACCAGACCCGCCTCGATGGCGTCGTTCAAGCCAAAATCGGAGATGACCCAATCAAAGAGGGCGGTTTCTGTGCTGGTCTTGCCGGTGGGTGCAAACGGTGTGGCCGATAGGTCAAAACAGTGGCTGATACGGCGCACCTTGTGGATGCGGTCCAGTCCTTCGATCCAGCGTGTGGCGTCGTCCAGGTTGATGCCCAGCGCTTCGGCAGCCTTTTTGCTGACCTTGGCTTCGGGGCGGTTGCGGTAGGCGTGGTGCGCCTCATCGTTGATGATGGCGATGTCCTTGAAGCCGGCGAGCGCCCCCAGGATACGGCGCACATAGGCCTCATCGCTTTCTGCGCCCTTTTTCACGACAGATCGTGTGACATCTTTCAGTGGCATCAGGCTGTGCCAGTTGTCGATCAGGATGGTCGACTGGTTCAGCTTCTGGCGCAGGGCCTCGTTGGGGCAGATGGCAAACTGGTCGTAGTAATTGGCCGGGTGTCCGGGCATCAGCACCTGCAGGCGCTCTTTCACCGTCAGACCGGGGGCCACGATGAAGATCGCGCGCGAAAAATCCTTGTTGCGTTTAGGGTAGGTCAGGGCGTTCAGCACCTGCCAGGCGACGATCATGGCCATGACCGTGGTCTTGCCCGTGCCAGTCGCCATCTTGCTGCACAGGCGTTCCCACGCACCGCCGTCCCCAGGGATGGCGATCCCCTGCCGGAATTCAGCAGGAGATTCCACATGCCAGATCAAGGTTTCAATGGCTTCCAACTGGCAAAAGTAGAACGTGTACTGCCGTGCGCTGGTGTCCTGCCAGTGCTCCAGCAACTGGCGGGTGATGGCCGTGATGCCGGGGTAGCCCGCCTCGCGCCAGGCGTCTACGCGATCACGGATGCGGTTGACCAGGTCCAACTCTACCCCGCGCACCGTGTTGTGGCGGGTGTCGAAAATCTCGTACCCGGCAGGCCTGCGGCCTTCCACGAGTTTGAGTTTGTTTTCGGCCTCGCGTTCCCAATGGTGAGTGGGGGCTTCAAAAGGCGAACTGATGATGAGGGATGCTTGTGCCACGGTCTGCCTCTTAGTCCAGCGTCATGACTTTCAAGGATTCGATCCCCCGGTCATCCACGATCTTGACCGCAATCTTGCGATTGTCACCTGCTTCAAAAGGCAGGCTGACCGTACCGTGAAAGGTTTCCAGCCGGGATTCGTCCAATTCGGCCCGGATGTTCTTTTTCAGCTTTTCCCAGCCTTCACCGCGTCCTGCCATGGGAAAGAACACCTGACGGGGAAACAGGCTGCGCTCGTCGTAGTCGGTATCCAACGCCCACATGGCGATCTTCTTCTTGCCGCCGGAGATCAGTTCGCCTTTCACCGTGTCGAAGTAATCAAAACCGTGGACTTCGACGACATAGCGCCCTCGCTTGTCTTTGCGTACCTCGACTTCAGGCTGGCCCATCAGCCAAAAGCTCTGGTTGTGGGCCCGTGCCTTGCGCAGGTCATCGGTCAGCAGGTCGGTGTTCATCTGCGCTTTCAGTGCCGTGATCCCGCGCAAGGCGTCGATGTCCTTGGCGGCCTCGGGATCGAAGGCAAAGGCGCAGAACACGATCATTTTAGGTAACGGAAACAGGCTGCCCGCCTCTGTGAGTGCATTGGTGACTTGGCGCTGTTCCAGTGCGCCGTATTCCGGGCCAAAGCTGACCACCACGCGCTCGCCGGTATCCAGGTGACCGGTGGCGTGCAGGTGCTGCATGCCATCGTCCGTGGGCAGGGGTTCCAGGTCGGCAAAGTTCAATTTCTGGCCGCCTTTGCCCCGGATGCCGGTTTTCAGCAATTCATCGCGCCACTGGTGCTGTCGGCCAGATTCGCCCGTGCGGGCGATGCTGGCATCGGCTTCAGGCGGGCCTTCGGCCTCGTCCAGGGATTTGACACTGGGAAAGGGCACGGCTTCGACGGTAAAGGGGCCGGTGATGCGCAGCTTGTCGCGGGCCACCGCAGGCTGGTCGTACAGGGTTTCCTGGTCGGCATGGGCGGCGATGCTGGCGTCCATCTGTGCCTGCATGGCCTGTCGGTTGGAATGGAAAGCCGCCAATGCGTCTTGTACGGCAGCGGGCCAGTCTTTGGGGTAATCGAAGGGGACTTCCCATTCCTGCAGGGCGTCACCCTTGGAGAAGTCCAGCGTTTGGCCCTTGCGGCCACCTTCGGTGACAGTGAATTCTGTAACCTTGGCCTGTTTCAGGGCTTGGTTCAGCTTTGCCAACATCGCTTCGATGGCCGGGTGCTTCTGCTCGTAGATGGTGTCGATTTCCGGGTTGTTGGCAATCGACTTGAGCGTGATGTGCGGCACCGTCTTGTAGATGAAGCCGCCTTTTAAGCCTTCCTGGGGGTATTTCAGATCGAAGTAATCGTAGCTGGCCGTCATTAACCGCTGCTTGGCTAACGTCACCGCCACGCGGGACGTGTCGCAGGTGATCCAGCGGCGGCCCCATTTTTCGGCGACGAAGGCCGTGGTGCCCGAGCCGCAAGTAGGGTCCAGGACGAGGTCGCCGGGGTCGGTGGTCATCAGAAGGCAGCGTTCGATGACTTTTTCGGCGGTTTGGACGACATAGGTCTTTGGATCAGAGAATCCGCTTTGGCGCGTGTCTGTCCAGAGGTTGTTATATGGTTTGGCGGGAAAATCGTTTAGATAGCGTATGTAACAGAGCGTCTTGCCAATCGCCATCAACCGTTGTGATTTATCGAGTTTCTCCATCCCGGATTTGTTTGTTTTCCAACCGCCAGATTTTGGATTGAACGCAGCATCTCGGAAGTCGTATTTAAAGGTTGTAGTTGTTGATCCGGATTGACTGGTGATTGGGTTTGGTCGGAAAATTTGCTCCCCGGTGCTCAATAGACTCATTATGGTGTCGAGGCTATTGATCTTCTCAAAGCTACCATTACTGTGCTTGACGTATCGTAAATTAACGTCGTCCGATGGGGTCCTGTCCTGAAAGAGTACGTTGTATTTAAAGTTACTTGAACGAGAGTACCAGACGATGAAGTCAAACGTCACATCGAGAGTAGCAGATGCTTTTCCTGTTGTTGTCTGGTATCCGATAACACAGCGGAAATTCTCAGACCCAAAAACCTCATCACAAATCTCCCGCACATGATGCAGATTCTCATCCGAAATCTGCACAAACACGCTGCCGGTTTCATTCAGCAATTCCCGTGCCAATAACAGCCGATCCCGCAAATACGTCAGGTACGAATGAATCCCCAGCTCCCAGGTGTCCCGGAATGCCTTGATCATCTCAGGCTCCTGGGTCAGGTCTTCGTCCTTGCGATCCTTCACATCCCGCTTGCCGACGAAAGGCTGGAAATTGCTGCCGTACTTGATGCCGTAGGGTGGGTCGATATAGATCATCTGCACCCGGCCCGCCATGTTCTCCTTTTGCAGCAGGCTGTTCATCACCAGCAGGCTGTCGCCCGAAATCAGGCGGTTCGCCCAGCCGCGTTCGTGGCGGTAAAAGTCGATGGCGTCTCGCAGGGGCAGGTTTTCAAAGGGCGCATCGAACAGCCCTGGCTGGATCGCCTTGGCTGCACCCTGGCTTTTGGCTTTTGCCGCTATGGCTTTGCGCACCGCCGCCAGAATGCTGGCTGGGTCGATGCGTTCATGCACATGCAGGCTGACCGTATCGATGTCGAAACTGGTGCGCTCAGCCTTGCCCGCCCAGTTCAGGTAGGGACTTTGCAGACGTTTCAGTTCTTCCAGTGTCGCACGCATCTGGTCGGTATCGCCCGATGCCAGGGCATCGTCGATCAGGGTTTCGATCTGCTTGCGTTGGGGGTCAAATCCCAAGGCGGGGTCCAGATGCGGGTCGTAGGCCCACCGGACCTTGCCTGCCTCGGGGTCTGTCGTGGGGTTGACCATGCCTACCTCGGGGTTGTTCACGCGCTTGTCGGCGTGCCGGTAGGATAGGATCTGGGCGTCGTCTGCAGTAGCCCGGTTTGCCCTGACGGCTGTTTTTGTCCGGGTGGGCTGTGTGGAGGCAGTGATGGGTGTGGCTGATGCGTCTGTGGCTACAGGTGCCTGCTGAGTCTGAAGCAAAAAATCCTGGCTGGGTGGGGCCTCGTCAGTGATTTGGGCTCGGCGCACTGAGCCCCCTCGCCCCTGGCCCTTTAGTAGCACGCCATTAGTGATCAGTACGGTGTGCGCCTGCCAGTATTGTTCTTCGGTCAGGGTCAGGCCATTAGCGCGTAGCGTGGCTTCCATCGCCCGTCGCAGGGCCGTATTACCGATGGTGGAACCGTCCCCCGGCACCAGCGTAAGCATAAGGTTGCCCAGATGGGCTTCGGTAGGGGGCTGACTTGGCACGCGACGTCTCCTGCAAGGACGATACCCTGGACATTTAGGGCATACTTTGTTACTTGTCAGAGTCTAGCAGATGAACGTGACAGCCAGTTGGTTGGACGCAATGCGTCGAACCTACGGATAGTTGCAAAATCTCGTGGTTTTCATTTGTCTATTGACACAATTTCAGCCACGTTTCGTTGTGCTTGGTAATTTGGCGGGTAATGTCGGTTGGTGTGAGATCCATTTCCAGGATGCTACCCCACCAGATCGGCCTGGCAATGTCACAGTAGTCACCGCCCGGTGCCGCGCACCCAGCGGCGAGCGCGACGAAGGACAGCACCATCATCCAGCGCATCAATTTCCTGCCCCACACGATCAGCCCTCCTTTTCATGTCCAGGGTTTTTCGGGCAGAGTCCAGCTCTGCTGACCGTCTGGCAGCACGTCCGCCTGCAGCGTAGGCCCCGGCGAGCACAAGCAGGGCAGCCCCGGCCATTAGCAGCCACCCTTGGAGTCGAGCCCAAATTGACGCCCACATCACAGCGTCCCCGCTTGGTGGCGGCGGACCTGCGCCCACGCGATGAAGATGGCGATGGCCACAAGCGTGATGCCGATGCCCATGCGCACAGCCGAGCCACTTGTTAGATGGCCGTTGGCCTGGTTGATGGCGTCTGACACCTGCGGCAAAACGTCTGCGATCTGGGCGATACCCATTCCACCGGTGGCGGTCGCACCGATGGTCTCGCGGGTGACGGGAATCGGGCCTGCTGCCTTTTTGGGCGCTTCGATGCCAGCCAGGGCCAATCCTTTGTCGACGGTCTGGCTGTCGTACCAGGTGCTGGGTGTGGCCTGGCCTCCGCGACCGTTCTCGTGACGGATGATGGCTTCTGTCATCGCTTTCAGAGCCCGGTAGGACTGCATATCCAGCCGATCATCGGCGTTCCGACCGATCTGACTGGCAACAGCCTGTATGTAGGCCTGCGTGTCGTTTTCAGACTCAGGTGCCCAGCGGCTGATGATGTGCCGTACTGTGCGTAGGCCATATTTGTCCTGGTAGGTGATCAAGGTCCTGGCCAACGCCCGGATGCCGTAGGCAGCGGACACGAACTGACAGAATGCCTTGTCGGTGCGCCGTTTCTCTGGCACCAGTCCCTGCCAGGGATCGCCCCAGCGCAGGTTCCCAGGATTGTGATTGCGGATACCGCGTGGCTTTTTCATTTGATGACTCCGTGCTTGATGGAAGCCCAGGCTGCGACCACAGCCGTGACGGCAGCGGCGATCCAGCCGATGGGACGGGCGAGTTTTCCGATGCAGTGCAGCACCTTGAATGCGCCGTTCAGGCTTTGAAAAATAGCTACGATCCCAGCGGTATCGGCTTCAATGCGCTTGACCACCTCGCAGAGTTCCTGGATCTGCTCGGTGTGCAGGCGCTGCTGCGCGAGGATCGAGTCGATCTCGTCCTTGTAAGGATTGGTCATAGGGGGTCCTCTGCAGAAAACAGAAAGCAGCAAAGAAGTGACAGGTGGCGGCTGGCCCTTGATTGACTGCGCCTACCTGCGCACCTGCAGCACATATAGCACCGGCACGTCATAGGGCTGGATGGCCTGGACGTTCAGGATGGAGAAAACACTGCTGCCGATAACCACCTTGTCCGTCGTGGTCGGGGCTTCCAGGCCGTCTGCGCCCAGGTAAATTTCCCGGTCCTGGGACTGAATTCGGGTGCCGTCGATGACGTCCTGCTCATAGTTCAGCACCACCCCTACGGCCAGCTTGTCGATGATGGTTTCCTCCGTCATCTGATTGGTGGCTGGGTTGTATTCACCGGGGATGATTTGGCGCAGGATGATGGGGCCGCCAAACTTCTCCAGCAGCTTGGCGGCAGCCTTGGCCTTGGCGGCGTAGTCGATTGCGGGCATTGATGGCCTTCTTGGCCTCAGGCCCGTTCCAGGCGCGTTGTGATGCCGCCTGCGACCAGGCCGCGCAGCAGGTCGTCGACCACGGCATAGCGGATCTGGCCATCTCCACTTCCTTCGGAGTAGATGGTGGTCAGCGGCCCAATGGTTTCCTGCCGCACCCCCAGTGGGGCTACGTCGTTTAATAGCGGATTACTCAAGGCCCGCAGCGCCAGCTCGCAGGTTGCCGCCGTCACTCGGCGCTCTGGCCAAGGGTGGCCCCGTCTGGGCCAGGCCAGAGGCTGCTGGGGCTGGTCTGGGTCGCCCTTGAAGGTGTAGCGGGCATCCAGGTACTGGGTGGCTCGGCGCAACGCCGCTTCCTTTTCTGCGGTGTCGGCCTGGGCCCAGTCCGCGTGTCCGAAGGCCGTGTGGTACTGGTCGGCGTCTGCAATCGAGACGTAGCTTTCCATCGAAGGTGAGCTGATATCGGTGTCAAGCGCCATCGCCGTAATCCTCCAAAGCTGTCTGCGTGGCTGACGAATCGCCCTTGGCAGAGCGGCGGGCCACGTCAGCTGCCTTATTGCCTGCCTGGGTGGGTTCTTGCCGCCACCCTTTGACCAGCCACGGCCCAGTGTCGCCGCCTGGAACTGCGGCGCGAATAGGGCCACCGGGCCGCGCAGGGGCGTCTCGCACCAGCACGACTAGGCCAGTGGATGTGGGCTGCCCAGAGGCAGCCTTGGATTTATTGGCTGCCATGGCATTACCCCAGAAGAATGGCGATGTGTTCAGGCTTGACCGCCTTCACGCCCCAGGCCAGGCCCACCTCGTAGCGCACCTGGCGGTACTGGCGGTAGACGGCCACCTGAAACGACAAGCCAGAGATGGGGTCGGTGACTTCCAGCACGTCGTCTGCCGCATCGCCCCCCTCGGGCATAGCCGGGGCTCGGGTGACCAGGTGAATGGCCGAGCGATGAAAGCCCAGATTGGCGGCGTAGCTCGCCTGCACGGCGATGGGGGCGTCATCGGCTACCGGCACCAGAAGCCCCGGGGCATTGATGACGAAATCCCCGGCATCCAATGCGCTGGCCACTACATACAAGCGTGTGGCATCGGAGTCGAACTTGAGCACGTCACCCGCGATAATGGTGCCCGTACCGGTGTCGGCCCCGATGGTGGTGGCCCCAAGGGCTGCGCCAGAGGCCTCGTTGACCAGGTGCCCTGCGCTTGTGCCCTTGGTGTGGCTGCGGGTGCCTGCCGAGTTGTGGATATCCAAGCCTTCGACGCGCCCGACGATGCCCCGGCGCAGCAGTTCATCGGTGCCCGCTTCGTTGGCTTTGAACAGCACCGACTGCTTGCCTCGGATATTGGCAATGGCAGCAGAGCCCAGCACGAGCTGTCGGTCAGTGGCAGGGGCCCCGTTTTCGTCCAGGATGCGCAGCAGCCCAGCAAAGTCAGTAAAGTCGTTGGCTGTGCCAAAGGGTGTGGTGCCAGCCACGCCAATGGCCCGTGAGGCGTGGACGTAGAGCGCGCCCAGGTCTTGCTCGACCTCGTTGACCAAAGATCGCATGGCTTGCGTGAACTGGTCGCGCAGCACCTGGTTGTACTGGCCGGAATGGCCAACGGCCAGCTGCTCCTCGCCGTTCCAGCGCACGGAGGCGCTGCGCGACTTCTGGATCGTGAGCGTGCCCACGCCGATGGTTTGATCGCCATCGTTGGGGGCGGTCACGCCCGGGGCGATGTCGGCGGGTGTCACGGGCGGGGCAACCGGGTAGCTGACAGCCTGGCCCAGCGCTGCGCGGGCGGCGCTCGAGTTGCGAGTGACCGCCGGAATAAAGCCCACCATTTCACGCGAGACGATGTCGAGCGCCTCGTAGAGGGTGGGGATCAGATCGTTCAGGGTATTGGCCATGATGGCTCCTTGCAGGAAGATTCAGAGGAAAAAAAGGGGGCTGGCCAGCGGGTGATGGCCGGTGATAAGTGCACAGGAGGGGGAGGTGCTGATGAAGGTGCTGCTGACTACGCGGTGACGGTGCCGCCATCGCGCACAAAGCCCGCCCGATCCTTCGGAGTCAGAGCATCAAAGGCGCTGCGAGACAGGGTCTTGGCCCCCGGCTTTCCAGCCTGTGCCAAGGTGGTGTTCAGGCCCGATGCGCCAGAGCCCTTTAAAATGTCGTCGCGCCGGGGGTAGCGCTCGACCAGCACTTCCATGGCTTCATCGAAGTCGGCCAGATCGCCAGGTCGCACCCGGCTGTAGATCTTCTCGCCCGAGGCGTCATAGGCCACCGTGCGACCGTCCTCAAGACGGAACGCCGCCCCAAAGAACGCCCGGGCAATATCGGGCGGGATGGCGAGCTTTTTGGCGATGAAGGGCGAGCGCTCAAAGCTGCCGCCAATCTTTTCGTCCACGAGCTGCTGCTCGAGTGTCTTGGCGCGAGCCTCGGCCTCGGTGAGCTTGCCTTCGAAGACTTTGCTGATTTCGGCTTTGACGGCATCGAGTTCGCCTGCGTCGACGAGCTTTTTCTGACGCAGGCTCTCGACGGTGGCCAAGGCTTCCCGGGCTTTGTCGGGGTCCTCGATGCCATCGAAGTTTTTTAGGCGGGTGGCATTGGCCTCGACCTGGGTCTTGGCGTCCTTCAGTTCTCGGGTGAGCCGTGCGATAGAGGCCAGACTTGCCTGGGCATCAAAGGCGATCTCCTTGCCATCGTCATGGATGTAGACGGGGTGGCCGTCTTGCAAGGCCACATGGCCTGCATCATCAAGCTTTAATTTCATGATGTGAAATTCCAATAAAAAAGCCACCAGGCGGTGTGTGTGGTGGCGGTGTGGGGGAAAACCATTGGCGTGGTGCGGCCTGGTCCAGGCGACAGATGCGCCAGCAGACCTGCAGTGGGTAACTTCAAGGCGGTTTTAGGTCGGGCCTAAAGGGCATCATGCGTAGTCCCATAACGGGTTTTATGTCTAGTTCGTCTGTTAGGTTGTAGCTAAAATGCGGCAATTCTTCATAAGCCAGTGGGTAACTCGCAAAATAACGGCCAAGCTGCCCACTGACTTACCCACTGGCGCTCGCGCTGGTCGATCAGTGTCCTGGTAACGCGGATGTGGCCGATTTGTCGCCGGAAAGTTATCCACTGGCCACCTTTTCCTTCAGCACATCAATCGTCAGTGGCCGACCGCGCATGTCCAGCAACTCAGCTAGTGTCAGATGCCCGCTGCGCCACAGATCGGCGCGTCCTGGGCCAAAGTACTCATCCTGAAACGCTTTGGACTTGCCCTGCAGCCAGTGCTCGAACGTGAGCTTGGCATCGACTTGGCCGTCCATGCTTGCCCTGGTCGACCCGGCGAAATCATCCACGCCCAATCCCAATTCCCGTAAAGGCACCAGCACGGCAGTGGCCACGCAGCGACAGCCAAAGTGGCTCGCCCCAGGCCCCCCTTCCCAGGGCAGATTGTGGCCGACCGGTCGGTGATGCAGGTCGTAGCGTTGACCGTCACGGGCTGCGCAAAACAAGCACGTCCTGCCATCGAGCGTGGCCAGCCACCGCAGACCCCGCACCACGTCCTGGTTGGCTTGGTAGGTCGCTTCGCGCACCTGGTTGGCCAGCGTCATGAGGCTGGTGTGCACCAGTTGCCTGGCTTGCCTGCGACTTACATCCATGATCCCTGGAGTGGCCCGGGCTCCGATGATGCGGGCGGCGATCACCTCGGTGCTCTGGCCGCTTACAAACCCCAGTCGCAGCTCCCTGGCAAATGCCTGTTGTGTGCTGCGGGCCTGGGCTTGCCACCAGTCCTTGGCGGGGCTGCCCAGAATCAGCAAGTCAGCGATTTTCGGTATCACCGGTGCGGCAATGCCTATGGCCTGCGGCATGATTTGCCGCAATGCCGTGGTATTACCCGCTGCCAGCACCGGCGCGTAATTCTGTAATGCCTGGGTTTGTAGGGCTTGCAGCTGGCGGTAGGCCTGCTCAATCTGCTGTTGAGCTTGCTGGATTTGCTTTTCCAGAGTGCTGCGACGGCGGGGACGCGTGGCCAGAGTTTGGCGTAACGCGATGGCCAGAGCATCCAGGATGGCCTGGGCGTCATTGGACAGGCCTGCGGCAAGACGCAAGGCATCCATCTGCTGGTCGATCATGCGCCTGGCAATGGCCTCGTGTAGATTGGCTTCAATCTTTCCCATCGATTCCTACCATCCTCTTACCCGACTTCGCCATCAGGCTGGGCCCCGATGCGGGCCTGCTCAATCTCCCAGGTCAGATCATCAGACACCAGTCCCCGGCGCTGAGCCTCGGCAAAAAGCGTGGCATCCGACAATTTGCCGCCCAGCGCCATCTGCAGCAGTACCTGCATCGACTCGGTGGGCGCGAAGTCTGGGTCCAGGTTGGCGTGGATGGAGAGGTTTCCGCCCTCGTCGCCCAGATTCATCCAGCGGGTAAACCAGTCCAGTACGATGTCCAAGGCGTCTTCCAGGCTTTGGGCCATGACACCCAGGCGGCTGATCTCGCGTGCCGCTTCCTCGCGGGCCTGGGCGGCCGTCATCGTGGCGTCGGACCGCTGCAAGAGCTTGGCCCCCGCCTGGCGAATGGTGTCCTCCAGGTCTTTGAGTGCCTGACGACCAGCGGCGATGGCGGCACCCGAGTGCTCCACATAGCGGGCATCACCGCCTGGGGGCAGGTTGATGGCAGAGTTTGCCCCGATCACCACATCGCCATCCGTCACCCCTACCAGGGCGAGAATCGGCACGCAGGCCGTGTCGATTAAGCGGTCCATCGAGGACTGCAGCCACCAGTGCTTGGTGTTCAATTGGGCCAGCTCCAGCAGGGGTGGCTCGGCCGTCATGAACCCGGTGCGTTTGGTGTAGAGCGCAACGAGGGGAATGTCGGCCAGGGGCTTGCCCGCAGACACGAGCGTACGGGACGCTTTTTGCCACCGGCCCTGGGCGTCCTTGCGCCAGGTGTGCGCTGCCCCGGGTTCGAGCACCAGGATCTGCTCGGTCCACTGCATGGCATATTCGCTCGCGGCCTCGTGGACAAATTCCCTGATCCGTACCTGGGTCAGGCGTTCGGTGCCGCCCACCAGTTCGCTTTGCCAGCCGATCACCTGGTCGTGGCGCACGAGCTTCACGTAGGGGCGAAGGCCGGCAGCGCGTTCCTGACTGCGGGTGGCCACGCCCGCCAGGTTGGCATCCATCTCGGGGGCCAGCACCAGGGCAAAGGAGATGCCAAAGGCGAGCGCATCTTCAAACCACAGGCGGGCAAACTCCTGCAGGCTGCGCCGCTCCATGTCCACATCCGGAATGATGTCGGCGAGGATGGCCTGCGGGATGTTGTCCCCGTACTGAAAGGGTTTCGTGAAGACCCGCCCCACCATCGTGCCCACGGTCTCGGAAAACGCCGGGTAGAGCGTGGCCGTTTGCAGGCGCACGGCATAATCCTCGTCGGCCTCCAGGCGGCGCTTGGGGAGATACCGGCGGCCTGCCGCCCGCATTCCGGCGGTGCCCGCTAAGAGCGCGTCGACCAGCGGCCAGTGCGTGGCCATGGCCTGGACCTCGGGTGCGGTACGGGCAACGGCAGGGGTATCTGTGTTAGTGGTCATAATCAGTACAAGGACATAGAAGATTGGCTGGCACTGCGGCGCACCAGCGGCCAGCGGTGGGCAAGGAAGTAGCCTGCCGCATCGACTGCGTGATCGAACCCCGTGCGTTTATCCGGTTCGCCGTCCTCGGTGTAGGCCTGCTGCTCCAAGGCGGTGCATAGCGTCGGGCAGCGGTCGGTGTTGATCAGCCAACGCCGCTCGCCCGTATCGTTCAGGATCAAGGCGTTCACGGCATTGACCCGGTCGCGCACGGCGGGGTTGCTGGCGTTTGCACGGACTGTCAGCCCTGCTGTGCGCAGGATGGAAATATCCGACTCGGCCGCGTTGACCGTCCGCCTGGCTGCGCCCGAGGCATCTGGGTAGATGGTGACGGGGTGCCCACGCTTGGCAAACCGAGCGACCAGGATTTGGGCCATGGCCGGGGTGTCGCGCACGCCCACGATTTCGTCTACGGTGACGGGCTGGTTGTCCCGAATGACCGATACGGCGGCCGTCATGTTGAGCACGTTAAAGTCCATGCCCACGTGAACGGGTTCGTCTGGGCGCAGCTGTGCGGGCGTGTGGTTCAGTTTCCGGCTGAAGTCCGGATACACCGAACCCGAGGCCATATTCACAAAGCGTCCGTCCAGATAGGCCTCGATCAGCTGCGGCGGATAGCGCATGCGCAGCGACTCGATGTAGCCCTCGGGCAAGTTGGCCGCATTACTGTGGGTGCTGGCGGTCACCAGTTCGTAGCCAGGGCGTGTCTCGAGCGCAAAAAGCTGGTAGGTCGCCCGGAACCCTTCTGGGGTCGTTGCCACCAGGATGCGGTTTTCGCTGCCGTCGGGAAATTTCTGCCGGATGCGGGCCATGATCTTGCGCCACACGTCCAGCGCCGCCTGTGTTTTGAGCGTATCGAACTCGTCGATGAAGGCGTGGCCGATCTCAAAGCCGATAATGCGCTCGGGCACATCCATCGTGCGACAGATGATCCGGCCAAAGCCTGCAATGTAGATGACGTGCTCGGTGCGGTGGATGCGAAAGCGCAAGCCCGCCTCGCCCAGGATGTCGCTGATGCGCGGATATAGGATGTCGCGCACCAGCGGATAGGTCGGTGCAAAGTACCCCATGTCCACCTTGGGGTACTTGAACTTTTGTTCGAGCATCTTCAAGACCAGGGTATTGGTCTTGCCCGCCCCAAAGCCCGAGACCATGGCGACAAAGCGTGCGTCAGACGAAAAAAAACGACTCTGCGGAGTCGTCAGTCGGATTTGCATGGGATGCCGTGGCCCTTAATCGGACCCGCCTGTCTGGCCACCGGCCTGGATCTGGATCACGATGGGCTCGGTCTGCTCGGTGACTTCTGAGTCGGTTTTCATGAGTTCCATGCGGGTTTTCTCCAGGCTTTCGATGCGCCCGCCAATGCGGTCGATGAACGCCGCGTAGTCGCGCCGCTTGTAACGTTTTTCAGCAGTGGGCTGGTTTTCGCCGCCAATCTTGCGGGCGACGATTTCTTCCAGCTCGGGTTTGTCGCGGGCGGCCTGCTCGGCGGCCAGCGCCCGCACCAGGCGCGTGCGCCAGAGCCGGATCTCATCGTCCACCTTGCCCAGTTGGATTTCTTTCCAGCGGACTTTTTCCTCATCGGTCAGCACTGTGCCGTAGATGCCGTGCTTGGCGGCGTTCTGGTTACCCTTGGCAGGCCCCGTGCTGGCTCCACCGTGAAATTTGCAGCGCCGTTTGCCCTCCAGGGGCCACTGCTGGCAGGGAGTGCCTGCGCGGGTTTTTGCCCCGCATCGTTCTCGGGTCATGGACGACTCCTCGTATCAATCTTTATCAATCAAAATCGCGGGAAAGCCGCATGAATGCTTGGCTTTGATGGTGTGAAGCGCGAATCTACAGGTGTCGCAACGAACAACCAAGCAGGAGTACCACCATGAAAAACCAAGCCATCAACGCCCAAGCCCAAAACGAATTTGTCGCCCTGGTGGGCGAGATCCAGGCCCGCATCACCCGCCTGCAAGGGGCCCTCGACAACCACTTCGATCTGAACCCCGAGGACATCAACTGGGGCCATGTGGGCGACTTGACGCAGCACCTGGAGATGCTCACCAACTTGACTGACCGGGTTTTTAACGAAGGCAAATGAGCCAAGACCAAACGCACAGGAGCCTGACCATGACCACAGTCACCATCGAGCGCAAGACGAGCAGCGAAGCCAACGTGTCCAAGCGCCACGTCTGGTACGACATCCTTGTCGATGGCCAGTACGTAGCCAGCCGCGATGATGTTTGCGACGCCCTGGACTTGAAAGAGCAGATCGAGAACCCCCAAACCAACTGACAACTGATGGGCCAGCAGGGCTGGCCCGACAAGGAGCACGACCATGACCAAACTGACCGCAACCCAACTCGCGATTCTGCGCCGCGCAGCCCAAGCCCAGGGCGATGGACGCATTTACTGGTATCCCGACAATCTGAAGGGCGGCGCACGACAAAAGGTCATCAGCGCCCTGGCCAGACAAGATCTGATCGCCGACGTCGATGGCGTTTGGCATGTTTCGGATGCGGGCTACCAGGTACTGGATGGGCAAGGAGGCGGTGATGTTGCTACAAAAACGCACCACGCCCCTGTTGAAGCCGATCCGGAGTTGGATCAAGCCGTCCAGGCAGCGCAAACGCAGTGGGCAGCAGAAGATGCCCCTCCGCCCCCCGCAGACCCCGCCGCAGCAGCGCCACAGCGCCCGAGGCTGGCCCGAACGGGCAGCAAGCAGGCGCTGGTGCTGGATCTGCTACAACGCCCCGAAGGGGCCAGCATTGCGCAGATTATGGACGCCACGGGCTGGCAGGCCCACACGGTGCGCGGGACCTTTGCTGGGGCACTCAAGAAGAGACTGGGCCTGACCATTGTCTCGGACAAGGTACAGTGTGGCGAGCGGGTGTACCGGGTCGTTCAATCTTGAAAAAACAGTAGATCGACGTTATATGGAATCTTCACGGACTACCAAGGGCGACGCAATGAACAGTCAAGATTTCGACAAATGTCGGCAGTTTCTGGAAGATCATCTGTCGAGAAACATAGATAACAAGGATCTCCTTGCTGTCTACCAGAAGTTAATCGAACTCAAAAGCCAGTACGACACAGCGACTGACAAGGCGCTTATTGAGAAGGAAGTTCGCGAGGCTGAACTGAATACCCAATTCCGGACTTCGGCATACAACAACGATACGGATCTGAACAAGGCGATGCATCGCAACAATACAGATCTCAACATGGCCTGGAACACTCAGCAGGCGGAGAACTACCGTCACAACCAGACGACTCAGTCAAATGTCTTTAGCCAAGCCATGGGTAATGGTTATCAGCCTTGGTCGCAATCAGGACAAGGGCAACTGTCCCAGCGGCCTGGATCTTACTGACCCCGATTAGATCCCCGGTGGCTTGAAACGATATCGAGTAGCATACCATCCGGCTCGCGGGTAGCCTGCTTGCCCGTCCAGTCTTCCCACCGACGCACGATCACGTCCACGTACTTCGGGTCCAGTTCAATGATCCGTGCCGCACGTCCCGCCTTCTCGCAGGCAATCATCGTGGTGCCAGATCCTCCGAACGGATCAAGCACCACGTCCCGGGTTTTGCTGCTGTTGCGCACAGATCTCTCGACCAGTTCTACCGGCTTCATCGTGGGGTGCAGGTCGTTTTTGAAGGGTTTTTTGATCTGCCAGACATCCCCCTGATCGCGTGCCCCGCACCAGTAGTGGTCAGTGCCGTCCTTCCAGCCGTAGAGGATCGGCTCGTACTGGCGCTGGTAGTCGGCACGACCGAGCGTGAAGGTATTTTTCGCCCAGATGATGAAGGTCGACCATTTGCCACCGGCTGCCCGAAACGCGGCCTGCAGCGTATCCAGTTCTGACGAGGACATCGCGATATAGATGGCACCCTTGGTGACGGAGAGCAGGTTCGTGCAAGCCGCTGTCAAAAACCCCTGAAAATCCTCGCCCAGGTTGTCGTTCAGGATCGGGCGATTCGTGCCGCGCATCTTATCCTTGGCGGAGTTGGCGTAGTTCACGTTGTAGGGAGGATCGGTAAAGGCCATGTCGGCCAAGCCGCCATCGAGCAGCCGCGCGTAGTCCTCGGCCTTGGTGGCGTCCCCGCACAGCACGCGATGCGGGCCACAGATCCAGAGGTCGCCTGGTTGCGTAATCGGGTTTTCCTGAACCTCGGGGACGGCGTCCTCGTCAGTCAGCCCCTCGTTGCCCTCTGCGCCATCGGCCAGCAGGCTTTCGAGTTCCTCGTCATCGAACCCCAGGAGATTCAGATCAAAGTCGAGTCCCTGCAAATCCCCCAGCTCCAGGCGGAGCATCTCCTCATCCCAGCCCGCATTCATGGCCAGCCGATTATCGGCCAGGATGTAGGCACGTTTCTGGGCGTCAGTTAGGTGGGAGAGTTCGATGACCGGCACAGTTTCCAAGCCCAGCTTGCGAGCCGCCAGCAGCCTGCCGTGGCCTGCGATGACGCCATTGTCCCCATCGACCAGGATCGGGTTTGTCCAGCCGAACTCCTGAATGGACGCTGCGATCTGGGCGACTTGGGCATCATTGTGCGTTCTCGCATTGCGGATATAAGGAATCAGTGAGGCAATGGGGCGCAAATTGATGGATAAATGCTCAATTGTCATGAACTTGTTTCGCAATATGAAATTCGGATCACACAGACGACTGCATAGCAAAATCGCGCCTCAACCCAGCAACTTCTTCGAAAGGCTGCTCGGTTTGGGCCAAGGTGATGGGGACATCTGGATAAAGTCGGCGGAATCGCTCGATGGCCACATCCACGTATTCGGGGGCAAGCTCCACGGCCCGCATCTGGCGGCATGTGCGTTCTGCCGCAATGAGGCTCGTGCCAGAGCCACCAAAGGGCTCAAAGCAAATATCCCCAGGGCTGCTGTACGCCTGCAAGATGAATTCGGGCAGCGCTACCGGAAATACTGCAGGGTGGTCGATGCCTTCACCGATCTTGCCCTTCTGGCGCATCACGCGGATCACGCTGTCGGGGATGCGGGTGTCTTGCGTGGGCATACCTTTGTGCGTCCAGCCGCCGACTTCGCCATCGGGTTTGCGCATCGCGGTGGACGACCCATCAGCGCGCAGGTGCGTCTCCTGGCCCGCCCACTTGCAGGGCACGATCTTGTTGGGGCGACGCGCCTGGCGATTAAAGTGGAAGATGAACTCGAACGACGGTGCCAGCCGCCCGTTCCAGTCTCCCGGCATCCCAGGGCCCTGGTCCCAAACGTACCAGGCGAAACGTCGCCAGCCTTGTTGGCGCATCCAGGCCAGCCACTGATCCCAGTAGGGGATGAATTCGTTGTCCTGGTGGACGAGTCCGAGATTCACCAGCACCTGGCCATCGGATGCCATGGGCAGCGCCGTGCAGACCGATTGCATCAGGGCGTCCCAATCGGCGATGCCGCCCGTGGTGTAGTTGCGCTGGTTGGCGTAGGGTGGCGAGGTAAAGCACAAGGCAGTTTTACTGCCCTCCATGACTTGCGCGATAAGATTCAGATCGCCCGCATCACCACAACCCAGCCGATGGCGTCCGATTTGCCAAATATCGCCCGTGCGACTGACTGCCTGGGTGGGGGGCTCAGGGATTTCATCGTCCTCGACGTCCCCATCCTTTCCGATGGTCTTGTCCTCATCGGCCACCCCCAGCAGTTGCGCGACCTCGACATCCGAGAAACCGGTCAGGTCCAGATCGACGCCCGCAAGGCTTAAGTCGGCCAGTTCGATGCCCAGCAGCTCCTCGTCCCATCCGGCGTTCAAGGCTAGTTTGTTGTCGGCAAGGATAAAGGCACGCTTTTGCGACTCGGTGAGGTGCGCGAGTTCAATCACCGGCACCGTATCCAGGTCGAGCTTGCGGGCAGCGAGCACCCGCCCATGGCCCGCGATGATGCCGTGCCGACCGTCGACCAGGACCGGGTTGTTGAACCCGAACTCGCGGATCGAGGCAGCAATCTGGGCCACCTGCGCATCGCTGTGCGTTCTGGCATTGCGGGCATACGGAATCAGGGATTCTGTGCGGCGGTATTCGATGTGCAGATCAGGCATGGTGTGTGGGCATGAAAAACCCACCGAGGCAACGCCAGGGTGGGCAGGTATCGAAGTTGGGTAGCCGCTATTCGGATTTATCCGTGAGGCGTGTGATGCAGCCGGTGAGTATCTGGTGCAGTTCCTTGGCCTGATTGTGCAGGGCCGTCATTTGCGCGTGCATCGACACGGTATCGAGAGCATTTTCAATCTGGTCAGTCGGGATGACGGCGTAGGTCTCCAGGCTCTGGATCATGCGCAGGGTTCTTGCACTTGCTGCTGAGAGCAGCACGACAGGTGGTGCCTCCGAGTTAAGCATCAAGGCGGGGACATGGTCGACTCCGGCCGGGATATCGGCGGTGTCATCTGGGCATTGGATGTAGGTCGGCTGATTCACTGCTTGGCCTTGCTGACTTGATGTCACCAGTATGGCGATATCAGCGGGGAAGCCAAGGTTAGTGATGATTCTGGTCATGAAGGTGGGAGGCTTCTGGGTGCGGTGGCGCGGTTTCCTTGCCGCCCGCACTTCTGTCCAGAAGATAGCTGAAATTCTACGGGAAATTGTCGAAAGTGTTTCACGCCCAGTGCTTTGAAAAATAGACAGGTTTTTCAAATAAAGGACAATCGTTTTAATGATTACTCTACCTGGCTCAGGTGTTCGACGATGGTTTCAAGGGCAGCCCGCAGCCGCCGCCAGGCCGTGGTGCGTGATAACCCCGTCTTGCGGCACACCACGGGCCAAGGCGCACCGCCAAGCCTTGTCCACACGAGGTGCCGTGCGTCCGGCTCCAGCCACACCATCCAGCGCGAGGCTTCCAGCATCCGGTCGATGGCCTGCGGGCTGGGTGGGAAGTGGCGCTCTGGGGGATCGTCAGCAGCCATCGTCTCCCAGGCTTCGCGCATGATGGCAGGCCAGGCGTTGAAGTGGCCCTGCACTCGCACGCAGGGCAGCCGCCTTGCGGTAGCAGAGGCCTCTTCCAGGCGAATTGCAACCTGTTCTACGGTCCATGGTTCTGCCACATCAGCTCCCCTGAGTGGCGAGTGCCCAGTGCAGGATGGCCAGAGCATCGGCTTCGTTGTCGTCTGCGGGATCAAAGCCCCAGGTGCGGGCTGCCGCAATAACTGCCTCCTTGCCCGCGTTGCCTTTGCCCGTGGCGTGCTTCTTGATCGTGCCCACCGGCACCCCCTGGTACGGGATCTGGTGGTGTTCGCACCAGGCGGTCAGGTGGGCCAGGAATCCTCCGTAGGCGTGGGCTGCATCGACGCCCGCGTGACGCCTGACTTCCTCAAAGTACACGGCGTGGATGGTATCGGCTGTCTGCTTCACTTCGGTGAGCCACCGGCGAAACCGCAGGTAGCGCATCCCGCCGCCCTCAAAGCGCTGGGGCCGAAAGGATTCGCTGCCACTTGTGGTGGTGCCATCGACCAGACGCAGAGCCCAGCCGGTTGTTGTGCCCAGGTCCAGGGCGAGGATTGTGGTGATCATTTCCATGTCCTTTTTCTGCCGGGTGACGGATGTGACGGGTTCACCGGTTAAACCTCCTTACGCGCGCACGTGTAGCGTGTAAAGCAGTAGACCTGTCACATCCGTCACCCTGGCTGGATTCAGTCATCGCGATACGGGGTGTATCCCCGGTCTGGTTTTGGTTGCAATGCAATACCAGCGAGTGCCCGAATACCTCCGTGTAGACGGCATTTGTCGAATTTGCGAACAGCCATTTCTTCCGAGAATCGCTTCACGGATCCGACATACTCGCCAGCGCGTTCGGCCCACTCGCGCCAGTCGGCAAAGAGGTCGGATACGGCCTCACGGTGCGTTTTGCCGGTGAAGCATCGTTCATCCATCCACTGACCAAGGGCGTCCTCAGCCTCGAAGTATTCATCCGTGGCCTCGACCACAACTGCCGGGGGCTCCAAGCCGCCTCGCTGCCAGTCCAGGCACCCTTGGACGGCCCAGGCGAGAATCCCGTCACGCTCGGCCAAGAGCTTCTCGGTCAACTGCCCGTCGCGCTTGGCAGGCGGCACCGTGACGGTGAAGGGGATCAGGTGCAGGCGGCGGCGCATGGCCTCGTCTACGTTTCGGATGGACGGCTTGTGGTTGCCTGCGATGATGAGCTTGAACTGCGGCGTGTACTCGAAAAAGTCCTGGCGCATGAATCGGGCGGAGATCTTGTCGCCACCCGTGATCGCCTTGACCTTGGACTCGTTCCAGCGGCGTCCCTGTTCGGTCTCAATCGAGGACACCATCCTGGCACCGCGAAGCCCTGCGAGATCGGTCGGGTGGCGGTCGCCTCGTACATCCATGAAGGTGTCCATGGCTGCGTTGGCTGCGTAGTCCCCGAGGATGGTCGTCACGACGTTCACGAACACGGATTTGCCGTTGGCCCCGGTGCCGTAGAGGAAAAAGAGCGCGTGGGCGGCGGTAGAGCCCGTGAGGCAGTAGCCCACGACCCGTTGTAAGTACGCCTGCAGATCTTGGTCGCCGCCTGTGATATCGTCCAGAAAAGAGAGCCACAAGGTAGGCTTGCCTTTTGGTGTGGCGGTGGTGATCTTGGTCATGCGGTTTTCCCTTTTGTGTGCTTGAAGGCGTCCTGTGCGCAGATCCACTACGCCGCCTGGAGTGTTGATAAGCCACGCATCGGCGTCCCACTCATCAGTGGTGGCGGCGTGTCTGCGGTCGGTGCGTGCAAGGTGCTCGACGCCCCCGACGGTGCTGCTGGCTGCGAGCTTTGCAGCCAGCCGGTGAGTGCTCGCTGACGTGGCGGCATCACGGCAGATGGAGCGGATGAGGTGGCGCACGAGAAGCGTGTCGTCAGCCTGCCAGCGGCGGGAATCCCATACGAGCCACTTGCCCCATCCGGCCACATAGCACCAGTCCTCGGCGTAGGTTTCCGTGAAGGCCAGAGCCAGTGCATCGTCGGTCGCCCAGACGCTTGCCTGCTGGGTGGGGGCCGACGTGGTGGGCTTCATGTTCATGCGTGGGCCGTGGGCGATGAAGTCAGCTACATCGAACCCTTCCGCCAAGGCGTCCGCAGCATCCCACCCTTCGGGTTTGTCGTCGGGTGGCAGCAGTACGTCGCAGGACACGGCACCCGCTGCCAGGGCAGCCTGGGCTGCGGCGGTCGCGTACTCCCAGCCCGGTTTGTCGCGGTCGGGCCAGAGGATGACGGTTTTGCCTGCAAGCGGTGCCCAGTCGGTTTTCTCGACTGGTGCTTTGGCCCCGTTCATCGCCGTGGTCGCCACAAAGTTCACGTCGATGAGCGCCTGCGCGCACTTTTCGCCTTCGGTGAGGATGACCTCGTCTGCTGCAAGCATCCCAGGCTGGTTGTACAGGGGCCGGGGTTCGGGTGGTGCCATCTTGCGCCGGGTCGCATCCCACGGACGAAACTCCTTCCTGCGCCCGGGCGGATCATAGCGGTAGACGACGGCTACCAGGCGTCCATCAGCGTCGTGGTAGTCCCACTTGGCCGACACCGGCCCCAAGTCATCCGTGGGTGGCTCGCGCCTGGCAGGCTGCACTGGTAGTGCCAGCGCGTGGCCAGCCAGATCAGCCGCGTGGCTCAGGACCGCAGCAAAATCCACGCTGGCATTGATCCCGGCGTACAGAGCGATCAGATCAAAGATGTCTCCGCCGTCGCCTGTGGCGCGATCTGTCCAGAGGCCTGCCTTTTCGCCTGCGAGCACGACCTCGAGGCTGTCTCCCTCGGAGCCGAACGTGTCGCCCACACGAAACTTGCCGTGCCGGATTTTGCCAGCAGGGAACATCGTGGTGAGCACCGATTCAAGACGGCTGAGCAAGGCCTGGTGAATCGCATCGCGATCCATGGCTTTTACTGTCTCAGGCATGACGGCGTCGTTAAAGTCCAGCATCGCCGCCCTCCTTGTCGTCTGTTTGCTGATTGACGTTGTTGCGTTTGGCCCAGGCGAGTAGTTCGCTCATGCGGTAGCGCACGAGGCCCCCCATCAGGTAGTGGGGGATGCGGTACCGCGTGCGCATCGTCCGGTCGTTGAACCAGTAAAAGGGCAGGCAAAGGGCTGTGGAAGCCTCGCGTCCGTCGATCATGGGTTCGGCATTGATCCGATCAGTCTTCACATCGGGCTGAGTTTCATCTGCGATATTGCGTGTCATCGTTCTGTGCTCCAGCACCGGTCCTGCCAAGGGCACATCCGGCACTCAAAATGGGTTGCATCGTGAAAGGCGCGTGGCAGCTGCTCACCGGCCTCGGTGGCGCTGATGACCTTCACTGCGCGGTCTGACATGCGCTGGGCGAGCGCTGCATCAAAGGGCACGGCCTCGGTGTAGATCTCCATCGAGTCGGCATTGATCGCTGTGAAAATGGCCGGGTTTTCGTGCAGGCCGAGGTAAGCCTGGTAGACGGCGACCTGGGCGGCGTAGACGGGCTTTGAGACCGCCAGGCCCTTTTTGACGAGATCAGTCCAGGATTTATTGCCCAGCGCCTTGTTCTCCCACAGCGCCGGGTAGGCAAAGCCTTCTGGTCCGCCCACGAAGACGCCATCGCAGTGCCCGCACATCTTGCCGTTGGCAACAGCAAAGCCGAACTGCTGGCCGTCCTTGCCTTCGGTGCGAAGTACAAAGCCTGCGGCACGCAGCCAGCGGATCATCATGTCCTCCATCACATGGCCGCGCTCGAAGATGCGCATGATCCGTCCGGAAAACCCCCGGCCGTGATCGACGGGGGCCTTGGCGTATTCGTACTGCAGGGCGCGCTCGCAGGGCACCCCCAGGCGCGAGGCTCCAAGGTACTGGCGCGGTGTGGCGGCATCGCGCTCGGCCACCAGGGCATCATCGATCAATGCCTGCACCCGTTCCGAGAGCGTGGCAGATGAATTGAAATCCATCATTTGGCAGCCTCCTTCCAGGGCAGATCGTCGGTCATGCCCGCAAAGGGATTCTCATCCAGGGGGTCGGCTGCAGGGGCCACGCCCCGTACCGGCGAGTACTTGGCACCTTCGTGGTGGGCAGCCATGGCAGCGGTCCACCCGCCCACGATGGCTTCGATCACCTGCAGAGCCTCGGCTTCGCTGTACTCGCCCAGGGGTTTGGTAAAGCCAATGGCCTCTGCAGCTTGGCCGAAGGCCTTCAGGCAGGACTGCATGGCACTGCGCTCGATGTCAGTGATGTTTTCCATCGTGACCTCCCTGAGATTTGCCGAGCCGTCCTGCACTCTCAGCCAGTTGCCGTACAGCCCATGAAAGATGGCCTGACAGCGTTTTGAGCAGAAGACCCAATCGGCGGGGTAGCGCCTGGACTCGCCTGGCGCAAACCTGCCATCCGTGTGACCGAAGCCACGCGTAGACCGTGAACAGATCCAGCATTTCACGTTACCCCCTTACAGAGCCCAGGCAGGCTTGCCCGTTGCTGCCGGGGCGGTGGCCTGTGTGGTGGCTGGGACGGTAGCTGCGGTGGGCTTGGCGATGGGCGCTGTGGTTGTGGGGTTACCAGCTGGGGCGGCCTTGGCGGGCACGCCCATGAGCTTGGTGTATTGCGGGTGGTCGGGTTCGATGGCCACATGGATGACGTTCCTGTCGTCTCCACGGCCATCTTTTTCGATGTCGACGCGAGCCAGAAACTCGATGCCGTCCAGATCAGCAAAGCCCTGGATACGTCGCGCGGCTGCGGCCTGCGGGCTGTTGTCCTTGGGGTGGACATTGCGTGCCGAGTTCAGCACGGCGCGAATGAATGTGCGCCCCATCTGGCCCCAGGTCGGGCCTTTGCGCGAGTGCAAGCCGATCAAAGACCAGACCTTGCGTTTGGCATACTCACCGGAAAGGACAACATATTCGCAAGACAGGTATACCGATCCGGTCTCGAAGGTCTCGGTCGCGTAGCCCCCGGTCCAGCCCTGGGCAGGATCGTCGTAACCGCCGGGGCGGATCGTCATGCGCACCGGCAAGATGGTGCCCTTGGGGATCAGGTCGAACCCAGATTGCTGCGATTCGGCGTCATTGAAGTCGTTCCAGGACGTGGCGCTATTGTTGGTCGTCATGGTGGATTACTCCTTGGATTCGGTAGATTGGGCGGGCAGGGTGGTGCCGGTGCATTTGGCGATCAAGGCACCGAGGTCAGGCGGTTCAAGTAGATCCAGGCGACCAGAGCGGTCTTTGGCAGGAAGCCCGTAGGGATTGACCGTGTGGCAGACAAAAGCGCGGTAGGACGAGCCATCTTCGGCCTTGATTTCGGCCAAGGTGATGACTTCATCGACGATGCCGGGAAGCTCAGAGGCGGTTTTGCTGCCCTCGATTTGCGGCACGAAGATGCGCCGGTTGAAGTCGTCTGTGCGTTCGTCCAGGATCGCCACGAAGACCACGTTTTTGCCCCGGGCGTGTTGCAGGTGGGTCAGCGCCGTCACCATTTCCTGACCCAGGAGGCCATAGGCACCTCGGCTATCGGGCTTGCCGGTGCGTTCCGAAAACGCCTGTGGCTGGGTCTTGGCCCAGACCATGGCAAGGCGCGACAAGACGGTGAGGCTATCGACAAAGTACGTGGTGTACTTATCCAGCTGCGTGGGGTCGCCGTAGCGTTCGCACACTGCTTGGTAATGCGCTTCGGAAAAGGCCGAGTCGGGCGGTAGTGCCCGATTGGGCCCAGCCAAGAACACCACAAGGTCGCGGAATTCCGGCCAAGTGACGGGCCGCACGCAGTCGCCCCGCCAGTCCTTGACAGCTAGGTCGCCCGCCTCGAGATCGACGAATAAAGTGCTGGTCTCAGGTAAGGTTTTGAGCAGCGTAGTCTTGCCGATGCCAGCCTTCCCGAACAAGGCGATCTTGGCACCGCTGTGTTCGGCCATGCGTTCGTCGGCGCTGATGATGGGGAGTGTCATTACGCCACCTCCGCCAGCAGATCAGCCACAGCAGGGTTCCAGAGGATCTGGTAGCCCGAGTGGCCGTTCCTCGAGTAGGGCATAGCCTCGGCCCATTGCTGGCCGTCGTCAGTCAGCTCCCACTCATCACGGTCGTTGCGATACTGCAGATCATTGGCAGCAAGCAGCTGATTGGTGGCCTTTGCTGACTTACCGACCCGCTTGCCCAGTTGAGTGGCGTTCAAGGTGCAGATCGGCTCGTCGTTTGCAGGCAGCGCACGGCGCAGGGTTTCGACTGCAAGCCCCGTGTTTTCCGAGATGCAGGTCAAGGTGGCTGCCATCGCGATGCCACGCTTGACGCCAGGGACCTTAGCTACGGCATCGCCCATCAAGAGCAGTGCTTGAACCTGGTCCTGGGTGGGCGAGGGCAGTGCTGCCAGCGAGCCGGGGGCGGCATAGTGGCCGGTCCGACGGATGGTGGGCAGCACGTCGTGCGTGACCCAACGTTTGAATTTTCTGGCCTTCTTCATCTTGCTGCCGAAAACAAGGCAGTACACGCCAGATTCATTGATATGGTTTGTCATCTGGTTGCGGCCAAGGGTGTCGATGACCTCACGTTTCGTTAGGTCATCTTCTTCAACGTGATCAGTGATCGCTTTTGACGGATTGCTGTAACCCAAGATTGCGCAGACATCGCTGGCGACAAACCAGGGGGCGCCGGACTCATCGAGCTGAATGCGAACGTGCTGGTTTTCAAAGGCAAAGGGCATGATCGCGGACATGGTCAGTCCTCCATGACGGTCAGGGTGAAGGTGGGCTTGCCAGCCTCGACGGTGCGGGCGGGGGCAAACTGCTCGCGCAAGGCCGGTGGCCAGGCGGTGTACTTGGATTCAGGCACTGAGAGCTTCACATCAATGAAGTCCTCGACGCGGTCGCCAGAGGCGGTGATGCGCCGTGCGATTTCGGCGAGCTTCGCCTGATCCCAGCGGACTTTCTTGGGCAATTCCGCCTTGATGGCCACGGCACCGTCAGCGATGTGGGCGGTGCCGAAATCGCGTCCGGTGGCAGCAAGGGCGGTCTGGACTTGTTGGCCGTATCGTTTGATGAGAGCCGTGTCGACCTGGGTTTTGGCCTTTTTGAGCAGAGCGATCTCGTAGTCCAGACCGAGAATGAGCTCCTGTAGACGGGTGGAATCGAGGCGGGTGAGATCGGTCTTGAGCAGCCGAACCAGTTCGGCGGGGAGGATGGTGATGTCGTTCATCTTCGCCCCCATTACTGGTATGCCCGAGCCGAGGTCGAGCAGCGCGCAACGCGCCGCTCGAACGCCTCGATTTCGGGCATCAGGTAGGTGATGCGGGCGCCCAGCTTGCAGAAGATGGGGCCGAGATGCTCTTGGCGCCAGCGACGCAGAGTCTTGACAGAAACGCCCCACCGAGTAGCGAGTTCATACTCGTTCAGAGCCAGGCGTTGACTGCTGCTGGAGTGGGCGGGGTGACCGGTTTGAGATACTGTGGTCTGGGTTTGCATTTTGATGTGCCTCCTAGATGAAAAGGGCACATCAAATTCTCCGCACAGATTTATGGTCGGTGTCTGGTTCTATTTATGGGTGGATTTATGGGTTACGCCGAATCTGGTATTTACCTCGTTTGATCTGAGCAATTATGTCTTCGCGTTCTGCCTTGCCTCCGAAGGCGTCATCAAACGACTGATAGCCGGTGGCGACGCTGGCCCTTCCATTGACCTCAGCCCAAGACAGCACTGGGGCTGGCTGTCCTAGGGTGCCCCACATCTCACGGATAATCTTGGCCTGCTTCTCGGGCAGCGTTCTGGACGCGGTGAAATGCGGCAACTTCAGTCGATTGCCTTGCAGGAATTGATCGGGTTCAGACTGGCCACTGGCCGTGACATAGCCGCGTAGCACCCGATCAAACGCCTGAGCATCGAAGGTGTCTATGCCGTCACTGGTGCAAACAAACTCATTCAGGTCTCGAATGACGTGACCTCGAGGCAAAGTGACGTCAGATCGTCGTGTCTGCAAAACCACCCCAGCCCGTGGCCACAGGGCATCGGCGAGAGCGGAAGTGGTATCGATAGCGGGTGCATGAGCCCACGCCCGCCCGACAAATACCGGGGCAAAATCATGCGTTCCCGCAATTCGTAGATCACCCAAGTGCCAGAGGTGATGCGGAATACGACAGGGGCGATGGTCGCGGTGTCGATCTTCGATGCCTATCACGGTTGCCAGATCATCTAGCCAAGGCTCGATCTGGATGCTGAACAGATCGATTTCACATAGTGGTTGCGTGACGGTACGGCCGTTCGATGGGCTGCGATAGTGATAGCAGTCTGCATCGGAATCAGCCTCAATTTCGACCTCACACTCGGTGTCCAGGATTGGAACCATGACATGGGTGAGATGGCCTTCGTGGGTGATCCAGCCACGCTCCATGAAGCGATGCCAGTCATGGCCGAGTGATGCTGTGCGTACGGGAGCATCTAGGTCGGGCAATCTGTCGATGGCTGTAAAAAAGTGGGAATGCAGTGACATCACGAGCACCCCCTCTTAGAATTCACTCAGCACACCAATGCGACTCAGCTGCTCCAGCACGCGCTTGCGATCATCTTCAGTCTTGCTTTTGTCGTTCAGGCCATTGGGTGCAGTGATCTGGACTGCGACGTTGTGAGCCTTGCGATTGGGTTGCTTGGCCATGCGCATCACCAGTTTGACTTGGGCCAGTGCGTACTGGCTTAGATCGTCAGCGTTGTAGTCCTCGTAGGCGACCTCATAGATGTTGCGGCTGTCACGCCGATCACGGGTGATTTCCATCTTGCTGGCCAAACTGCGCGTGACCGTTTCTTCGCCCAACTCCATCTGCTGCACAAATGGCTTGGCGACTTTGATATGCAAAATCGAGATGCTTTCAATATCGGAGATCCGATCCTGTTGCAGCCGTTTGAGCATTTCTGGGGTTGAGAATCCATCGAGGCTGAACTGCCGAATTGGCATGTCACTGATCGCGCCTTCGTGTGCCAGCACTACATCGCGGAAGATGCAGGCAAGCTCGCGGCGAGACTCCTTATCCTCACAGAACACGGACAGCGCCCCTGTGGCCGGTTCCCAGGAGAAGCGGGCTGACATCGCGGCAGGCTCTTCATGATCGATGACCAGCCCATCTTCTACTTGCCGGTATTGCGCGGTGGAACCATTGAAAGTGACGCACACTGCGTGCAGCAGCGCTGGGGATGTGTCTTCTCCCGAATCGTCCTCATCGTGTTGCATATGCGATGGGCCTAGCCGCGTGAACTGTTCAACCAGGATCTGGCCCTTTGGTACGTGCGGAAACATCTCGGTGATTCGGGTGAGCAGCACTTCTTGGATGTCTTCAATTTTCTTTGGCTGTACGCCTTTTGGACCAAGGAAATGGCTGCAGAAGTTCTCGCTTTTCCACTGCCGGTACATTACCTGGGTGTGTTCGGCGCGATCAAAACGGCTGTCCCGGTGATCACCGACCCTGGTTGGAAATTCCTGCAAAATGCACAGATGTAGGGCTCGGCTGTAGCGGTCGATGGATGTGCCCAAGACAGCAGCATCGTCCTCGCGCTGATGAACAAGCATCGACTGGACTGCCCGGTCGCCATAATCATCGCCAAGCAAAATGACTCGTTCTGCAGCGTCTTCAAGTCTCTGGCGGATGGCGGCGTTCATCCCGGCGACATGGCGAAAGAGCTTCTGTCGGGACTCGGTGGGTAACTTGCCTTTGGCCGATTCGGCTAGCGCCTGTAGATCTGGAGCTGGTTCACCGCCTGCACGCTCAATCAGGCATACTGCCAATGCTGGCCGCTTGATCTTGCGGATCAGGTCGACAAAATGCTCCATTGCGGGCAGGATAGAGGGGCCGCCGTCAGGGCGATTGGGGCCTCGTGTACGCTTTGCTGGTGGTTCTGGGTTGCTGGCGGCGGTGTCGTGCTGTTCGGCGTCGGCGTATTCGGTGGGCATAGACAAGCTCCTTTTCTAAGTGCGCGATTGCGCGAATTGTTAACGGTAAGGCTCGAAAAATGCCGACCCGAAGTCGGCGCTGAGGATGCGGTAAATATTAGCGTTTGGCCGAGCCTGAATCGAGCAGGCCATACCGCTGCAATCGCACATGGATAAATCGGGGGTTGACGCCAAATTGAGTAGCTAGTCCCCGTTCGAAGGATTCCATCATGAGTTTGCTGGTCCGGATGATGCGTAAATTGGAGTTCGGGATGTTCGGATCGAGGAATGGGCAGCGATATGGCTTCACACCGTATTTCGGCGCGAGTTCTGCTACCGCAGCATATAGTTGTTGGCGTGGAACCAACAGCGAACCCATGAATTCGTTGGCACGCAGCTCAGCAAAGTACACTGCTTCTGCGATCCGAGCTCGCTCTCCGGAGTGTGACGTTGCCCCTAGGTGTGTTCTGTCGGGCGTGATGGTGCGGTAGGCGTGTTTTCCGCGCGGCTCAACGGCATCGAACAGCCCTGGTCCTTTACTGCCATCGATGATCCAACCTGGTGCGTCGAACACTGCATGTCCCAGTTCGTGCGCTAGGGTGCTGGTTGCGAGCAGTTCGCTAAGCGCTTCTCCAATGGGGGAAATGCAGACCATCGCTGTGTCTGGAATTCCTGGGTCGTATTCGCAGATGCCAAAGACGGTATTGCCTTGCTCGTCGTGCACTTCACAATCGGTGCTGATTTCAAGTGCGAAATCAACGCCGTTGATCTTCAGCGATTCGATTGTTTGCAGAGTATCCAAGGAAATGGCTTTGGTATCTGAGCCTACCAATTGGTGGCGAAATTGCGTTGCAATTTCTTCGACTTCGACGTGCTTGATGAATGCTGGGCGGCCATTATTATCATGCCGATAGTCGATAGTCAAAGCCTGCATTTATTTCTTCTCCGTTACTTCTCGACGGTACATTCGAACCACGCTACCCACGTCTTCTCGCATGTCCGGCGGGAGCCGGCTGGCTTCGACGAAGGCATCGTCTGGATCTAGGCCCAGGGTTTCTGCCGCCTTTCGGATCAATTCGTCTTTGGGCGGTTTTTCCATGTCGCGCTCAATACGCGACCAATACGCTGGTGATATCTCGATGGATCGAGCGAACTCGTTCATCTGGATACCCTTCTCCTCGCGCTTTTTGCGTATGAAGGCTCCGAAGGACATAGGTCGATTTCCTGAATGCACTACTGATTAGTTCATGTCAGTTTATCGATTGTGATAGCTGGGTGTCAACTATTTAGTGAACACGCAACGATTAAATTTTTCTTGGCTTGCCCTGCGTTGCCATCCTGCTTGGAAGCCTTCGGCGATCATGGTGGCAATTCCGATAGATGGACACTGTATACCAATGGATAACCTTGAACTACCCCGCCCACAAGCGATGTCAGCAGCAGGTCGCGCTCACGAGATCGTCGATATCCTGGCCGTGGCCTTCGCCCGAATCAGCGGGGGTGCTGCGCCAGAGAGCCAGGTTGGACTTGGCTTTACCGCTACCCAGCGCGTTCATACAACCTCCTATCAACGTGAGGATTTGTCATGAACGAGAACGATTCCGTCGCCGCCCGCGTGGCCGAGCTGCCGACCCTGCCGATGGCCAGCCTCTGGGCCCTGTGGGACAAGTATTTCGATACGCGCCCCCAATACCCCAACCGCAGTCACATCCAGTCGCGCCTGGCCTACAAGATCCAGGAGGAGGCCTACGGGGGGCTGAACCCTGCCACGCGCAAGCGCCTGGAAGCCATCGGGGCCAGGCACTCCAAAATCAAACTGCGAGCACCGGTCAAGACCCGGGCATTTGCCCCAGGCACGGTGTTGGTGCGCGAATGGGGCGAGGCAGAGCACCGCGTGACCGTCACGGCTGACGGTCGATTTGACTACGACGGCCAGACCTTCAAGAGCCTGACAGCAGTGGCCCGCCACATCACAGGTGCCCACTGGTCTGGGCCCCTGTTTTTCGGGTTGACCGGGGGTGGGCGATGAATACGGTTGCCCAGAAGGCCACACGCAAACGCTGTGCGGTGTACTGCCGGGTGTCGACGGACGAGCGCCTGGATCAGGAGTTCAACTCCATTGATGCCCAGAAGGAGGCGGGCCACGCCTACATCGCCAGCCAGCGCTCGGATGGCTGGATCCCGGTGGCAGACGACTATGACGATCCCGGTTACTCGGGTGGCAACACCGAACGCCCAGGCTTGAAGCGCCTGTTGGCGGACATTGAAGCCGGGGCCATCGACATCGTGGTGGTCTACAAGATCGACCGATTAACGCGTAGCCTCGCAGACTTCTCCAAGATGGTCGAAGTGTTCGAGCGCCAGCAGGTGTCCTTCGTATCCGTTACGCAGCAGTTCAACACCACGACCAGCATGGGACGGTTGATGCTCAACGTCCTGCTGTCCTTTGCGCAATTCGAGCGTGAGGTGACTGGCGAGCGCATCCGCGACAAGATTGCTGCGGCCAAGAAGAAGGGCCTGTGGATGGGCGGGGTGCCACCATTGGGCTACGACGTAGTGGATCGCCAGCTGGTCGTCAACCAGGACGAGGCCAGCGTGGTGCGCCGCATCTTTGCCGAGATGCTGACCATTGGTTCTCCCACGGTCATTGCCCAGCGGCTGGCTGATGAAGGGGTGACGACCAAGGCCTGGACTACCAAGGCAGGCGTCCATCGCGCAGGCACGAGGATGGAGAAAAAGTACCTGCACAAACTGCTGCGTAATCGGATCTATCTGGGTGAACTCTCGCACAAGGGCTCCTGGTATCCAGCGGCCCACGCTGCCATCATCGACCCGACTCTGTGGGATCAGGTGCAGGCGGTGTTGGCCACAAACGGCCACGAGCGTGGCAGTGAAACCCTGACCCGTAGGCGGGTGGACGCCTTGCTGCGTGGCATCCTGTACGACCCCTCCGGGGATCGGATGTATCCGACCTATACGCGCAAGGCAGGACGCAAATACCTGTATTACATCAGCCAGCGCACATCGCGTTATGGAGTGGCAGGCCAGAAAACCCTGCGCTTGCCTGCCGCTGAGATCGAAGCCGCTGTTGTGGGCCAGATCCGGTCGGTGCTGGCAAGCCCTGAGGCCATTGCTGCTGTAGTTCAGGAGGTTCGGCACCAGGATCTGCCAGTAGATGAAGCCACGGTGGTGATGGCGATGGGGAATCTGAACCAAGTGTGGGATCAGTTGTTCCCCGTCGAGCGTCACCGGATCACGAACCTGATGATCGAACGTGTCGATCTGGTCGATGATGGCCAAGGGCAGGGCATCCGCATCGCCTGGCGGGAGCTGGGCTGGCGCTCATTGATTGCTGAGTTTGCCGCAGGCACGATTGGTGCCGAGATGGTGGAGGTTGAGTGATGGACGCGTTGCAGACATTCACCTCGGCAACCTTTATCCGCACGAAGGGCAGGCTGCAGGCTGACGACGGGGGCCCTCGGCCTGATGCCCGGATTGTCGAGGCGATTGCCCGGGCGTGCTTTTGGCAAGGGCTGCTCGACGATGGGATGTTTGCCAGTATCAGCGATCTGGCTCGTGCAGAAGGCCTGCAGCCCACGACGGTGGCAAGGCTTCTGCGCCTGGCTCGTTTGGCCCCCGATGTGATCGAGTCGGTGATGGCAGGCGATCAGCCCCGCAGGTTGACGCTGTACTGGCTGCAGCGCCACGACATCCCGATGGCGTGGGGGCAGCAACGGGCCGTGTTGGATGCGTTGAACTGAGGGGCGGATGTGAACAAGAATCAAGGCAAACAGATGGGGAAGCCCAAGACCTGGCGGCTGCCTGCCCCAGCAGGTGGTGTGCGGATAGAAACCTTCATCCCCTGGACGTTGGTCAAGCGGGGAGCCAAGAAGGAAGTCATCACGCCGCTGGATACCCCGCAGGCGTTCCAGGCTGAAGCAAAGCGAGATCGGGCAGATGTCGGGGCCGACAGAGATACGCCGCTGCTACGGGCATTGGGCCTGGCACATCACTGGCAACGGCTGCTCGACGAGCGAAAAGTGGCGTCAGTGGCTGAGATTGCCCAGGCTGAAGACATTGGTGTTACACAGGTGCGCCGCTTGCTGCGCCTCACTCTACTGGCTCCTCACGTCCTCGAGTCGTTGGTGCAGGCGGGCACCGTCCGTCTGGATGACATCATTCGGACGCGCTGGCCTGCTGTCTGGGCGCAACAAGCGAAGGCAATGGCACAGTTCATGGACTGGATGCCGAAGTCATAGTTGCCCTGGAATTTGCGACAATGACCCGATGTGCAATCGATACGTCACGCCCAGCCAGGCCGAGATCGAACGAGACTGGCATATTGGTCGCCAGAATCCCCCTCGGTGGTGGGAGCTTGAGATCCATCCGCGTTCACCCGGACCCTTCGTTCGGGCGTCGGGTGGTGACCGTGAACTGGTGCTGGGCCAGTGGGCGCTGATCCCGCATTTTGCGAAGACGGCCAGGCTGCCGTACCAGACCAACAACGCCCGTATCGAGGGACTTGCCAACAAGGCGAGTTTCCGTCAGCCATGGCTGCGTGGCCAGCGATGCATTATTCCGGCGGCGTCATTCGATGAGCCGTGCTGGGAAACGGGCAAAAATGTCTGGTGGCGCTTCCGGCGGGCCGATGGTGCGCCGTGGGGTCTGGCTGGTCTGTTCAATGTCTGGACCGATCCGGCGACCGGCGAAGTGATCGAGAGCTACACGATGTTGACGCTCAATGCCGACCACCATCCGCTGATGCGCCGGATGCACAAGCTCAAAGCGGATCGGCCCGCTGATGCGCAGGATAAGCGCTCGGTCATCCCGATTGAGATGGCCGATATGGATCAGTGGTTGTCTGGGTCAGTAGAGAATGCGAAGCAGCTTTTGCGGCTAGCGCCTGTGGATGTATTTGATGCTGCGCCGGTAGATGAATCGGCCGGAGGCTGGCCGATTCAATATCCCTTGTTATAAGACGAGATTCAGGAAAACTGGCGGTTGTTCCCCCTGGCTTCTACGAGCTGGCATCATTGGGCTTGGTTGCTGGTTCTGCGCCATTTTCAGCCTGCGCAGCACCAGGTGCAACGATAGTGATGTATTCGGTCTTCTGAATAACTTGTGTTGGTTCAGCCTTATTGTCTTGGCTGGACAGACCTTCGCTCTGCACATCCTTTGTGGGGCTCTCTCCAATAGCCTGTGTCGGCAGAGTTGGTTGGGCCTCCTTGTAGTTCTTTCTGTCAAAGGTTAAGGTTCTGCCAAAAACCAGCTGTACCCATTCTGGGTAGTTGTAGGCAACTCCAGATGCTGTGTCGATCACGGCACCAACAACTCCGCCAAAAAGGATATTGCCGAATACGGCGCCACCCGTGCGAGATATCAATTTGCCGTCAGCTTGAGGCTGATCTGGCGCAGTGCAGGTGATCGTTAAGTCACCTGCGGATTTTCTGACAAATACAGTCTTGGATGCAGTGACGTCATATGCCCCGCGGTCGTTTTGTAGATCACATTGTGCATTGGTGACCTGTTCGCCAGATTCAGTCATGGCCTCAACCTTGATGGGTTGGGTCTTGTCTGAAACTATAGACGCGCAGCCAGTCATTAGGCTAAGCATAGCAATCACACTGAGTGCCTTAAACAGCATCCTATCGTCCCCAGTTCGTAAGTTGAAATTAATAATTTTTCCAAATTTAACAGAAATGCGGGGTTGGTGGTGCCCATCCGACTTGGTCTCAAGGGGTAGCGAGAATGTCGATGACTTTCTATAGGCGTATCTGGGTTTGGGACATCTCGGCTTGACCGATGCTTATGGAGGATGCAATAAATTGCTCCTCATCGCCACCGCCCACCAATCTCCAGCACCAACCCGAAGCCCCGAAACCCGCATAAACCCTAGATGTGACCTCGCGCGCGCTCGCGAGGCAAAGAGATAAAAGCCGAGAACAGAGAGGCCAGACAGGGCAGGAACCAGGCCACCCAGCCCCCTCACGCGCGCGAGGCCAACCCGCAAACCCCGCCAACACGGCCCCTTCAGCCAACAAAAAACCCAACGGAGAACCGTTGGGTCATTTGTAACTGGTGGCCCGGGGCGGAATCGAACCACCGACACAAGGATTTTCAGTCCTCTGCTCTACCGACTGAGCTACCGGGCCAAGACGCAAAACTATACACGATATTTCCGGCTTTTGCAGGCTGAAGTCTTTTCCAACATGACATGAGTCTGAGCGGGGTCTTGTGTTTCCAACATGAGATGAGTCTGAAGCGGGGAAGGTAGAAGTCGTCGATCATGAGGCATGGTGATCGATATGCAGGAAGAACGGCTC